GACACCGCCTCGTTGTTCGTGATGGTCAGTGTGGCCGCACTCGCGACGGCGGGCGCGCGGGTCGAGTTCAGCCCCTGTGCTCGCGTGAGCGGCGAAGCGTCGCTATCGACTGCGGACTCGACCGCCCACCAGTCGCCAAACAGTCGGGTCACGCCGTCGACCTGAAGACCATGGGCAAGCTTCAGGTCGTCGCCGAGTTCGCCAGCCCACGGGAGGTCGTCCCGCATGGTCGTCATGTTGTAGCGCAGCGTAACGGTGGTGACCGGCAGGCCATTCTCGAACGTGACGCCGCCGATGACCCGAATGCCTTCGGCAGTCGTGGTCACCGTCGTGAGATCAATGATCGGATCTCCGGGCGTCCCTGCGTGCTGGCGTACCTGCTGCCGAAAGATCGAGCCGGTCCAGTCGACACCGACAAACCGGATGGTAAAGACACGCGCCTCGTTGCGCCGCGACGCGAGGTCGAGGCGGGCTGCCTGGGACATAGGGTTCTCCGGCTATTCGAGTGCGGTGACCCGACCGTCGAGATCGGTCAGGAACTGCTGTTGGTTCGAGATCAGCGCCTGCTGGTCAGCGATGGTCTGCTGCTGAGCGGCGAGCGCTGCGGCCGCATCCGTCAAGGTCGTCGACAACACCGCCACGTCCGCGATCGGCGAGTTGTCCGCGACCGCAAGGTCCAACTCCTCACCGGTCGGCGAGGCGTGAACGGGCGGCGCCTGACCCTCCAAGCCCAGCGCCCACGCGTGCTTCGCCACCGCGTCCGTGCGGAGAGTCAGCGTCACGATACCGGTTGCCGGATCGACGCCCCGTCCCGTCACGACGCACCGCCGCTCCGCCACCGCCAGCTCGGCCGCAAGGTCGACCGACAGCTCGAGCCGGTCACCAGGCCGATACTCGATCATCCGCGTTTTGCAGGGCAGCACGAACGGTCCCGTCTCGCGCGCATTCGCGACGACGTACGCGGCCAGCTCCGCCGCCTGGTCCTTCTCGGTCACCAAATCGAACTGCCGCTCGTCGGTCTTTTCCTCGCCGTCTTCCGCCAGCCCGGCCGTGTCGATCACCGCGTCGGTCGCAACGTAATCCCAGCGGTGATCGGGCGAGCGGAACTTAGGCACGACCGTGTTCAGCCGATCCTTCCACGGCCGCATGGCAGGCGCGGAAAGCTCGCCGTCAGCAAGGTCGTCCAGCTCGATCGTGTCGAGCACCACACCCGGCGCTTCCCAGCGGAACGTCAGCAGCCCGCCCGCGAACAGGGGCTCACCACCGCCCGCTTCGGCAATGCGCTTCAGGTTGTTCCATTTGTCGCCCGGCTCGTAGATGACGCCGTTGACGGTCCAGCCGTTCGCGTCGCAGACGTTCGCCCAGGCCGCGACCGCGGTGAAGTCCACCCCCTCGCTGCCGAGATCGACCCCGAACACGCGCGCCCCGTTGACGTGCCGGCCATAGGCATACGTCCCGGCGTGCAGCGCCGGGTTGCGGCTGTAGCTCCACGTCGCCTCGTCGTCCGCGCGCTGCGGCCCGGAGCCGCCTGGGAAGGTGCTGTCCGCGCGCGGGTCGTACACCCGCACCCCGCGCCACACCGCGCCGAGCGCTGGCACCCCGCCCGCGAACCGTTTGGCATCCTTGTCGAACTTCAGCCCCCAGCCGATCGCCGCGAAGCCGGAAAGCTTGTAGTCCGCGCCCCAGCCGGGCGGGCTCGCGCCGCCGCCAGAGAACCCCGGCACTAGTTGGTTCGCCTCGGGCCTAGCGCCGAGCTGGGTGTCGACGTTCAGCCAGCCCGAATAATAGCTGCCGATCGCGGCGAAGTCGGCAAGCGGCTGCACAATCCCGTCGACCGGACCGCAGCACGAGTGGACTGTCGCCATGAACCGCCAAGGGTTCGTCACCTTGTCGACCTTGCCGCCGTAGCCGACATCGTGGACCAACACGCCGGCCGAATAGCATTCGCCCATCAGGTAGGGCTGCGGCAGGTTGGACCCGATCAGCAGTTGCGTGATCGCGCCCTTTGCTGCGGGCTTCTTCGCGGTCGCCGCGAGCGTCGCGTATGTCGCAACGCTGGTCGCTGTCGCTGCGAGCGCTGCACCGGCCACCGCGCCGACGCCCGTCGCAACCAACGCCACCGCTCCGGCGATCATCCCGACTGTTCGCAGCGCCTTGCTCACAGCCGCCACGCTCCCGTGATGTCGGTCATCGCGCGCGCCACCGGCTTGATCCCGCTCGGGTCGGCCGCATGCCAGCCGAGAAGCTTCGCCCCGCCGTCGAAGATCATCAGCGCGGGAAACGGCCCCTCACCGGGCAGCGCCGCCAGGTCGCCGAGCAGCATCGACGCGGGCGAGATGCGAGCGAACAGCCTGTCCAGCAGCGCCTCCAACGTGTCGTACCCGACCTTCGCCAGCGCCGTCCGCGCCCCAATTGCTGAGCGAAACCGCGGGATTGCGGGCGGCCGATGCCCGAGGTTGCGGGCCTGTGCGCGGGCGAGGTGGATGCAGGTTGCGGCGTCCGCCCAGTCGAACGGCCGCGCGCGGTACTTCGCCAGCGTGGCCTCCGTGCCGACACGCCGGCGCTCGAGGTCTTTCACAGTGCCACCTGAAACTCGCGGAACCCGCCTCCACCGCCGCCGCCAGAGCCGATGAATGTCGACGATGCAGGCGCACCCTCCGTCCCCCACGCCACCGCAGTCGGGACACCGGTCGCGTTGTCGAACCCGCGTTCGCCCGGCCACACCGACTTGTGGAACCGCGGGCTGAGCGTGTTGCCCTGATTGACCATGAATAGACGCTCGGCCCGCGCGACGAAGCTCACCTCCACCGTGCGACTGCCGCGTCCGAGCCGGATCATGGTCGTGTCGATCAGCCCGTCGAACAGCGGGCGCGCGGCCGTGACCGTCTTGCTGTCCGATCCGATCTCGCCGAGCCATCCGCGTAGCCGCGCGTTCTGGAACGCCTTGCTCGACAGCGCCGTCGCCGGTGCGTCGGGCGCAGGCATGAAGGTCATCCGGCCCCCTGGCGCGAGGTCGCCGACACCCTCCTGCACCGGCTCGATCGCCGCGAGCGTGCCCCAGACCGGATGCTCGGCAGCGTAGCGCTCACCCTCCCAGTCGCAGAACCCGCCGTCGCACAGCCGCACGTCGCCGCCCGGCAGCTCCATCTTGAGCAGCCCGATCAGGGTCAGGATCGGCGTGTCGAACGCCATCACCGCGCCTCCGCGATCGTGAACGACAGGCCGTAGTGGCGCGCGAGGCTGATGCTCCACGGCAGGCCGTCGCTCTCGAGCAGCCCCTCGATCATCGGGGCGCCGACCTCGACCGCCGCACCGTCCGCAGGCTCCGCGCGAAGCGGGTAGGTCAGCGGCAGCGTGACCTCGCCATTCGCCGCGACCAGTACCCCGCTCGCCACCGTTGCCAGCCGCCCTTCGATCGAGACCAGCTGCTGCGTGCGGAACGCGTAGCCTGGCTGCGCGCCGCGCAACGTCAGCTCGCTGCCGGACTGACCTGCACCATCGACAACCGGCTGTCCCGGCGCGCCGATCGCCAGGTCCGGCTGCCTCACCCGCCAGCGCGCGCCCTGCGTCACCGCCTGTTGCAGCGCCGAGACCCAACGCCGGCCGTCCGCGGCGATCATGGGCGGTAGCGTCACCGCCACGGCCAGCCGCATCCCGAGCCGGTTCACCCGCGTTACCGGCCCGCCGAGTGCCGGCGTCTGCCGGCCGCCGAAGTCGATCAGCTGCCAGCCGAGCGACACCGGGCCGGGGGTCAGCGGCAGGTCGATCATGCGAGCATCCGGTCCTGCATGAAGGCCTGCCGCTCCCGAGCGTCTGCCGAACCGCCCGCTGCGATCAACGGGGCGGCGCGCTGCACAACGCCGCCTGCGCGACCGTCGACCACCACGTTGAAGTATGGCGAAGGCACGATGCGCACCGTGCTCCGGTTGTCGTTCGCGCCCGGTGTCACGAACCCGCGCGCGCGGGGTGTGAACCATTCGGGTCCGTTCTCACCGACCACATACGACTTGCCCGGGACAGTTGGCCCGCCCGTGGCGCGGAAGCCGCCGAAACCCTGACTGTTCGTCTCGACCCGGGTCTTCAGCTTGGTCCCGAACACGCCCATGCCGGCCAACTGGGTGAACGCATCCAGCACTGACCCGAGGATGTCGAGTAGGCCGCCGCCCTTGATCGCGCCGACCACGCCTTGCACCCCGTCCAGCGCCGATTTCGCGATATCAGTCCACGCCGCTTTTGCGCGCGCGGCTGCAGTCTCCGAGGCATCGCCGACCGTCGCGGTCGCGCTCTGAAAGCCAGTGTCTACCGCGGCGAGCGCGGCCATGGCTGGCGGGACCATGAGCCCAGGCAGACGCGCCATGTGCCGGCCAACGCCGTCCACCATGTCCGGTATCCAGCTATTACCGACCACGCGATCCCACAGCCACTTGAACCCACCCTCGATCGCGCGGATCGGCGCGAGCACCAGGTCGACCAGCGCCGTCATCTTGTCGACCAGCCAGGTCTTCGCGCCCTCGTACAGCCGCTTCAGCCAACCGATCGCGCCCGGCACCGCGATTTCGATCACGTTCAGGATGCCGGCGAACACGTCTGCGACCGTCTTCTTGGCGTAGGCGAACGCACCCGTGAAATCGCCACGGATCAGAGAAACCAAGAAGTTGATGACGTTACCGATCGTCTTGAACGCCGTGCCGATCACGGTCGCGAGGATCTTGAACTGTGCGACGATCACCGGCCCGATCGTATCGCGGATGAACGCACCGAACCGCTGCAGCGCGCCGCTGCCCTCCGTGGCCCCCCCGACCAGCCCGGCGAAGAGCTCCGCCACAGCGGCTCCCGCGTCGCGCAGCAGTTGGCCGAACGGCCCGTTCCACAGGTCAACAAGCGTCGCCTTCACCGCCCCGAACAGCTGCAGCAGCGGTGGGCCGAAGGTGGACGACAGCGTGTCCCACAGCCCGGCGAGCATGGGACCGATCGTGTCCCAGTGCTTCCACACAGCGTACCCAGCCGCGGCCGCACCGGCGATAGCCGCCAAGATCGGTGCGAGCGGGCCTGCGGCCGCCACCACGCCAGCCAGTCCGCCGCCGCCCGCCAG